GATTAATGTGAAACAGGAACCGAACCCTGAACCAGTACCAGAAACCTTGGAAGAAGAAGTACCTGAAATTGCCTTGTTCGAAGAAAGTAAGTAATATGTCTAAACTCGCTGATAAAGTATTTGCTAAATTGCAAAAATTAAATCAAAACGCAACAACACTAGAAAATAATACTCTTAGTAATGTCACTGATTGGATTGATACTGGTTGTTTTGTATTAAATTCTATCCTTTCAGGTTCTATTTATGGTGGTGTACCTAAAGGTAGAATTACAATTTTTGGTGGGGAATCCGGATGTGGGAAGACATTCATTCTCAATAAGATTTTAGCAAATGCTCAGCGAAAAGGCATGATACCTATTATTTTTGATACAGAGGTTGCTGTTGAAACAGAAGGTGCTAAAAACGTCGGTTTAGATACTAGTAATGTAAAGTATGTTCCAGTAGATACTGTTGAGAGTTGTCGTAATCAAATGATGGCTTTTCTTGACGATGTCGAAAAAGAACCTGAGTTACATGGTAAGTTTATTATCTCTATCGATTCGTTAGGTAACCTTGCGTCGGAAAAAGAAATTAACGACGCGCATTCGAACAAAGGAGCCATGGATATGGGACTACGAGCTAAGCAATTAAAATCCATGATGCGTATGATAACGTTTAAAGCTGCAGTAACTGGTACAACAGTTATATGTAGTAATCATACCTATGCTGATCCTGGAGCTTTACATCCAACGCTAGTAAAGCAACAAGCTGGTGGTTCTGGTCCTATATACATGGCTTCTATTCTTGTTCAAATGGCTGCAAAGAAAGAAAAGACAGACGCTTCAAACGAAAGCGATGAAGCGATTTCAGAGAGTAGAAATTATTCTGGTGTTACATTGAGAATGTTAACAGTAAAAAATAGATTTATACCTGCTTTCTTACAAGGAGAGGTGTACTTAAACTTTAAAACTGGTTTAGAGAAATATTCCGGTCTAAAAGATATCGCTGTAGCGCACGGTATTATACAACAAAACGGTTCTACGTATGCAATGGGAGAGCAAAAACTAGGTTATTACAAGAATTGGCGCAATAATGATGAAGTATGGAATAATATTCTTCCTAAGATAGAATCATCTATAAATGAAAAGTACCGGTATGGTAAGTCGTTAGACGAACCCACTATTTTAGAGCAAGATAATGAGTAAAGCAGTAGTACCTATTTCAGGAGGGTTAGATAGTTCGGTAATCTTAAGTTTAGCCGCCGCGGCTCATGATGAGATTTATGCGCTAACGTATGATTATGGTCAAAAGCATACAAAAGAAATTATATATGCTGGCATACAAATTGATAATTATGATAATATCGAAGAGCATAAAGTTATTGATATAAGTTTCTTTAAAGATATTGCCCCAACATCCTCTCTAACTAACAATAAAATAAAAGTAGCACATGCTCGAGATGTACTAGGAGATGCGCAAACTGTAAATTATGTTCCGTTCCGTAATATGATGATGTTATCTATTGCATGTTCGTATGCAGAAGCAGTCGGAGCTGATACGGTATATCATGGTTCTGCTCTTGTAGACAGTCAAGCAGGTTATTGGGATGGAAGTAAAGAATTCTTAGAACAAATTAACAACGTTACTAGCTTAAACAGAAAGAATAAAATACAAATAAAAGCCCCACTAATTAAACTATCTAAAAAAGAAATTATACAATTAGGTATAGATAATAACGTTCAGTTTGAAGATACCTGGACGTGTTACGAAGGAGAAGAGAAAGCATGTGGTTACTGTACTGCTTGTAGCTCTCGCATACAAGGGTTTTTACAAAATAAACTTATTGATCCGGTTGAATACAAACGAGAAGATATTCCATGGGTGAGAATAGTTGATTTACATATGAAAGGTTAATATAATATAAAATTATGTGTGGAATATTTGGATCAAACGATATAGAAACATTTAGAAAACTATATACGAAAAACCTAGATAGGGGTAATTTTGTCAGATCAGTAACGATGTTATTTCCAGCGGGAGTAAAAAGTAATACAAACATTACTACGACATATGAGGTAGACTTAGATAAAAAAATACCTGAAAGTAAATATTGTGTTTACTATTTAGGACATGTACAATCTCCGACCTCTTCAGTAAGAGAGTTCGATGCAAAAACTTCTCACCCGTATGATTTAAATAGTCAATATCTAGCGCATAATGGTGTTTTAGAAAACGATAGAGAGCTAATCGATAAAATGAAACTAGAAAACTATAATGATGTAGATAGTAGTATTATTTTACCATTAATAGAAAAAGCTGGTTTCGTTGAAGGTATTGAAATGTTACAAGGAACGTTTGGATGTTGGTATTATAACGCCAGTGACGCAACGTTAAAGATTTTTCGCAGTGGTTCTACCTTATTTATAGACCATAAGCATAGTAGCTTTACATCAGCAAGTCAAACGGGATACAACTTAGTGAATGAAGGGGAGATCCTAGAATATAACTTCACTAGTAGAAAATTTTATAAATCAAATACTTTTAAATTAAATTCTGTTCCGTTCTTTCTATGAAAACGCTTATTGCGACAGCTACTAAATATAATCAAAAACAATATGAGACTGTATCAAAGCTACATCAAAGCTTAAGACTGCACAGTAGTTATTATGATTGTATACCTACGTATGAAAATAAAGATGGTTTATGCAAGGTTTACAATAGATATTTAGAACAATATTCAGATGATTACGAGTGTATAATATTCGTACATGATGATGTATTTATTGACAGTGTTTCATTCGTTGATACAATCAAATTATTATTTGCAAATAATTATAGTGTTGTCGGTTTAGCTGGTGGTAGTAATTTAAAAATAAAAAAACCATGTTTATGGCATTTACTAACTAACAAAAATACTCAATCAGGTATAGTTTCTCACTATTTAAGAGAGTTTAATTCTCCTGGCGCGTACGTGCCTACTATTTTCGGACAAACCCCTAAACCGGTTGTATTATTAGATGGTTTGTTTTTAGCGTTAAACACAAAAGATATTAAAAAACACAATATAAAGTTCGACGAAAACATTGCAGGTTTTCATCACTATGATTTAAAATTTAGTATTGATTGCTATCTAAAAGGTTTAAAGTTAACTACTGCACCAATACATGTTATCCACGAATCTCCTGGCTTGACTAATATGACAAAAGAGTATATAACATCTGAGGAATATTTGTACAAATTCTTAGAATCACATGGTAACAGAAAATAAAGATTATTTAGATTTAGATTTAAATTTACTTGAAAAAATTATATTCAAGAATTGTTTAGATAATGAGGTTTATTTATCTACAATTATTGATGCATTACACTTCAAGTTCTTTAAAGATAAAGATATACAACAAATTGTAAAACTAATACAAGCTTTATATAAAAAGAATAATTCAAGACCATCAAAAACTGAACTTGAGTTATACTTGAATAGTGATCAATTAAAGTCCCATTATGAAAAATGTAAAACATTAACTAATAATCTTGAAAGTGATTTAGATGAAGATCAGCTCTATAAGTATACCGAAAGATTTTTACAAGAGCAAGCAGTATATAGTACATTCTTAGACATTATTGATAGTAAGGAGCGCAATGTACAAAACATATATGATAAATTTACTAAAGCATGCAATATATCGATTAATACAAATGTAGGTCATGATTATTTTTATGATTTAGAAGATCATATTACTAATTTGACTGTAAAAGAATCAAAAATTAAATCCGGGTGGAATTGGTTGGATGAAAAATTTGGAGGTGGTTTTCAAGAAACTGGTAAGAGTTTGTATATATTCGCTGGACAGTCAAATGTAGGTAAATCTATATTTCTTAGCAATGTAGCTACTAATGTAGTAAAGAGTGGAAGAAATGTTTTGATTATATCTCTTGAAATGTCAGAGATGATATACAATAAGAGAATTACATCATGTTTAACTGGNNTACCTATTAATCATNTGAAAGANCACGTTAGTACATTAAGAGAAAANGTACANACNTTTAAAGCNACAACCCCTAGTTCAAATCTAGTAGTAAAAGAGTTTCCACCTAACAGTATTACAGCGTC